TTAAATTAACTTAAAAATCTTACTACTTTCAAGGCTCTGAAAAAACATTTCAAAACTAGGGCGAATATCCTCACCCTCAAAAGTAATATATTTTAAATTTGAGTGATCTTGTAGGTCTACAATAGACTTATCAACTGTTGCTAGAATATTATATTCAGTACCAAATTGATCTTTTACGGTGACTTCTTTTTTTAACATAGATGGATCCTTAATTTAAATTATTTAGAAATTATATAACTTGATTAAATTACTTTATAATTTAACTTAAACATCTGATTTAAAGACGTATAAAAAGTTCTTCCATCTAGGTTCAAATCAACTTCTTTACCTGATTGAAGAAGTATTCGCTTACCCACTTCTATAGTTTTTAACCCATTACGAGTATTTTGTATTTTATTTAAAGGGATGAGCGACACTATAATTTCTGTACCATTTTTTGATTTTGCAATTAAATCGTTTATTTTTAACAACTTGTATCCTATTTCTGGAGGTTTTCTCGATTTGAAAAAACTTTAAAGCTAACTTTCAATTTATAAAAAGCACTGTTTAGTGCTTTTTATTACTGTCAATTATTGCTTAGATAGCAACAATATTTACAGCATTTGGTCCTTTTTGACCTTGAGCTACACTAAACTCAACCATTTGGCCTTCAAACAGTGTTTTGAAACCTGAATTAGCAATTTCGCTAAAATGGGCAAAAACATCTGGACCTGATTCTTGCTGGATAAAACCGAAACCTTTAGTTTCGTTGAACCATTTTACAGTTCCTTTAACAACATTCGAGTTTGACATAATAAATCCTACTGATTTTTTAATAATTGTGAGTCATTTGATTGACTGTTTATAACTTTGAAAATAATAAATTTTGAGACTTAAAATCTGAAAAAACGAAGGATTATGACTAAAACTGCGATGCTTAAAGAAGATTTACCGAAACAAGACTTTTTTCTAGTTAACTTAACTATACACTAAAAATTAATTTAATCAAGTTTTCTTATATATATATTTATTTGCCTTATATTTTTTTGATTTTTACAATAAAATTAAACCTTTATTGTAAATACAGTAAGATGTTGTTACTCTGAAGCTCAGCAATATTGATAAGTAATGAATGCGATTTTATAACTCTGTAATAACAATTCTAGTTTTTTTAGTTTCGGGAATGATGATTTTTTCCCATATACAAAGCTCCTACCACCCTGCTAACTTTATTACTGCATCTATTGATAAGTAATTAAATTCAAAATCAATCAGATGCTTAAACACTTTTAGTCGTATCAATATATTAATTAAGAACGCTTATTTCGCTCACGATAAAACTTATACCAAAGCCCTCATTTAGATAGAGGGCTTTCTCAAATCACACACTGTACACAAACAGTGACATGCACCCTTGTCGAAATCGAATGTGCTGTGCAACCTGTTAGCAGGATACACAGCATTAATGCTTTGATCATGATAGGAACAAAGCTTTTTCTTTAGCACGACGATTTACAAGCCCTTGCATACGTTTACCACCCGCATTGACCCATACATCAAACTGATCCGCTGCACCGCGAACATCATTGGCATTCAGCTTTTTCACTAAAGTTGATTTGCTAAATGCATTAGTCCCGATGTTGTAGGCAAGTGATACCAGTGCATCGAACTGATTTTGGCTCAGTGGAACCTTCACCGCATTATTTACAGCAGCTTCAAACTTCTTTAAATCGTGGGCCATGTAAGCCTTGGCCTGTGCTTCAGTGCAGGTATCACCTTTCTTGACTTTAATGCCGTTCGGATAAATTATGGTACCGAAACCAATCGTCCACACTCCCACACCATCGTCATAGGCAGTCAGCCGCTTACCCTCGAAACTACAGATGAGATCCACACCAAAAGGGCTAATGGCCATCTGGTCGATCGCAATACCCAACATATCAGCCACTGATATATCTGTAGCTGTGGCAATCACTCGATTGGCAGCATTGACTTGCTTTTGAGTAAGTGTTCCACCACTGATCTTTCTTAAAAAATCAAAAATATGCTTCATTTTTCACTTACTCACTTAAACATTGCTTTAAAAGCTGATCGAATTTCAAAGATTAATTCACCAATGGTTTTACCACGTAACAGCTGAATCGCTTGATACCAGATGCCAATTAACAACATTCCGAAAATCGCAAAGATCAACATTACAAAGCCTTGCGTCATATGTGAATAGACATGCCAACCATAATATTCAATGAATGCTGATCCCCCATACAAACTAATTGCTACGCTGAAGGTGAACTTCATAATCACCCCCATCGTGATTTTAATTCGTCCCTCGGTGTCGATATCCCCCGATAACGTCAGAGCAAAGATTGCCCCAACCACTGCAGCGATAATTTTAAAAAGCCATGGTAGGCCCTTGATGCTTAACGGGTCATTCATAGACCACTCCTAATTTTTTGGCAATAAAAAAGCGCTCAATGAGCGCCATATACTTTTTAAAAACTTAAACTTCTATTTGAATCACTTCACCTAATGGTGCGAGTCGTTTAATCTCACCATCAGATACGAATACAGATGCTCCTAAGTTATAGCGGGTTGAGCTGGTGACCAGATTTAAGCCTGATCCACCTATTACCAACACTTTGTAGTTGGGATGGTCCACACTGGTAATAGTTCCTACAAACTCTGCAGCCGTAGGAAGCAAATCAATTAAACGCTGTAATGCATTACTCACGATTGACACGCTCCACTTTCACAGTTTGATTGACGATCGCATGGCTGAACGAGACGCTAACACTATCTACAATGCCCCACCACTCAGTATTAAAGGCAAGCACTTCTCCTGGGACACATTCACCCACTTCAGGTGAAATCGGCATGCTATAGGTATGGGTTTCGACCATTCCTGCTTTGGCAAGTTTGGCTTTACCATAGGCACCCATACTGACATGGTTAAACAGTGGATTATTTTCAGGCTGAAGTAAGGTATCGGCGCTGGTTCCAGTACGTTTCACTTGAGCGACCAGTGCCTTTCGATCATTGGTCAGCGTAATGCCGTTGTAATCAGGATAGATCTGATAATCCGTCGATTGACTCACCACTGCAGACTCAGGCAACAAGCGATCATATTCAGCGATCGACAACACATCCCAGAAGGTCTTTTTATAAAGCGGTTTAATGGTCAGGGTATTACTGCCCTTTTCGCTATAAATAAACCCACCGCCACTTTCAACCACCATTTTGATGGCATCGATTGGCGCTAAATTGGAATAGCTCAAACATTCACTCTCAACAATCCAGCCCAGCGCATCGATCAACTGCCAATTGAGTTCTGTATCGCTAAACACGCGATCCAGCTCCGCTTGGCACAACTGGACTGAGGTTCGATCATTCTCTTGTAAGAATGAGCGTAAAGGTGCTGTAGGTGCGGCAAGGAGTGCAGTTTGACTGCGACCAATCAAGGTATAAGTGTCTTGAGCAAACTTACGAGAACGTCGGCGGTTCTCAAGCAACATATGATGCTCGGTACCATTCACGATAATTTTTAAAATCACAGGTTGGCCATTGATGGGTTCAAGCTTGCCAATCTGGGATGCCGGTACGGTCAAAGTATAGGACCAACACCAGCAGCTGCGATCGCTACCGTAATTCCCGTCATAAACTTCAATCTCTACGCCATTGTCTAGGCGCGTCACAGATAAACTATTCAATATGTACCACCAATTACGATTTGGTATACCAGGTATGCAATCGTCAGCACCGAAGTTAAGATCAACATTGTGTGCATCTACTTCATGGCATAGGCATACAAAATTAAGATCACCTGTACCCTCATATTGAGGGACCTCAGGCTCTGGCCAAGGCTTAACAGGATGCTTGCGATAATGAATGGATTTGGCTTTATCCCAAGGAATTTCGTCCTGTGTGACCAGCTCTAAGCCTTTATCCCAATCAAAGCTAAAACGCTTTTCAAAAACGTGCGCGACCTGATGTGAAAATGAGATGTTGCGGCGTTTACGGATCATCTCCTGATGAGTCAATTCACGATTCAATCGAAGCTTGATCGATTCATCAAAATACAAATCGCGTGCAATCCGGATCTTCAGATTTTCTTGCCAACGCACGCCTTGGTTGCGACTGAGCTTTGCGCTTTGGTCAAACGCCGCATGGATGGATTCAGATAAAGTCCGCCCATGCTGAAAGCTAATGTCATTGCTATGGTTCACCACCAATCCACGGTCGTAAAAAAAGGTGTCATTTGACACCCTTAAGACTGGTTTCGCCCATGGTATTTCAGTTGATCCAAGCTGAGTGATTGCACGTTCAAAGATAGTACTGAATCTCAGTTCAACACCCAATTGATGATTGATATCAAACAAGGCATCAAAAACGGGATTAAATGATGTATTGATCACTGCATCAAGGAAGCAATATGCATTAATCCCCACCACGTGCAGCTCAGGGATAAAACCTGTATTAATGGTTGCTTCTAGTTTTGCTGTTTGACCCGATACCGCTTTTAACTCTGCGCGGAATGAAACATTGAACTCAGCTTCCAGTGCATTGAAATCAAAACTCAGTGCCTGAAACAAAGCCAAAAATGAGGTATTAATAGTTGCTTCAAGTGATGCTAAGTTCTGCTCATCCGCTCCAAAATTAAGATCGGCAGATCCCGTTACTATGTCTTTAAAATTGAGATTTACATGATGTGCATCAGGTGGAATATAGTTCGCCACATGTCCACCTCTTTTATGTAGATGGTTTGAGGATCAATGAGTTCATCATCAAGGTGCCCCCCGCCTTTAATTCTGGATTAGCAATTGTAATGTTGGCACCCACAGTAAAGTCTGCAACAGCTTCACCTGCACCATTGAGTAAGCGGGCCCATGTTGCGATGCCATCTTTAGTCACTACTGCTGCATCGGTTTGATTGAGCTCAATGCGGTCAGCATGCATGGTCTTTAAGCAAGGCTTTGGCAAAGTCAGGATCACCAGTTTTGCAGCATTATTGGCAGCCACCGACACCGAGGCGGGTTTTGCATCATCATAAAAAATAAAGGAAGCATTTGCGCTTCCTTGATCGAGGTATGTGGCCAGTGCTTGGAGTTGTGCAAGACTGGCTTTGAGTGAAGGTTGAATCATTTCGGCACCACATTGTCTTGAATGACTGCGTTATATTGATTTTTCGGATGATGAGCAACTAAAAAGAACTTGGTTTGCGATAGGTGATTAAATGCATAATTTCCATAGGTATCAGTCAGAATATCTGCAATTAATCGACCTGACAATTTTTCAAAAAGCCTGACTCGACAGGGAATCGGTATACTTTTTTCAGATACTCTTCCACTTATAGATCCAACACCGTTTTTAGTAATAACATCACCGCTAACAACTGTAATAGATGGTAGGTTCATCACACTTCACCTAAGTCGAAAGCAACCTGTCCAGATAAGCCAGATCCTGCACCTTGATTTACAAATATACTCATTCGTCCTTTGTAAACTTTCGTAGCTAAGTGGCTGACTGGCCTAAACGTCTGTAGCCATTTGAGTGAAGGCATTTCACCTCTTGGAATAATGTCGCTAAAAATTACTGGAGATAGAGGAATAATGTTGTTTGTTCCACCCGGAGCTTGGAAGTAATTAATTGCACCAGAGCGAAAATCTCCATTAAAGTTTTGAATTGAAGACAAAGCACACCATTCAAACACTTCTGCTCCATTGTATGCGCGCTGGCACAAACTATTTTTAATCACGCCAATTCTAATTGATGAGCAAGTTAGTAGCGCTTTATTATGCCCAAATGAAGCAGGATTATTATTTATGGTCGCAAGTAAATAATTGGCACACAAATCTGCCTGATCAAATCTATTTAGACTACCAAACCCATATAAACCTATATTCTGATTTAAAGGCACACTCCCTGGGCAGACATAAAAGAAGTCATTAGATCCGATAATGACATAATCTCGAGCGCCTTCAACTGGGGGAATCGCTTCATTAAAGCTTCTAGTATCCGACCAATCCGAAGTGGTTGCGTAATACCATTTTGCCCAACCATTAACTGCTGTAGATCCACCTCCTGTACCTACCCAATTTTTATCAGGGCTTGCTGAGTCGTATGGCGCCTGAACTCCAAGCATTGTATTGATATCAGTCATATCTTCAACAATGCCAACTTTTGCGTATTTTGCATAAGTAGCTGTATATGCAGAATCAAGCTCATCTACTACTCGTAAAAATGGCCGGCTTGGTAACAACAAATTTTTTGAACGATATGCTGCTTTGCCTCCGCCATTAACATTCGCGTTACTAAAGGGCTTTTCCCAGCCCAGTGGGGGCAATGATGCTGAGATTGTACCTGTAGCTGTTGTTGCGCTTGGTGGACTTGCTAATTGAAAAGTGACGCTTGTAGCATTCGGTACGGTCAAAATTCGATGCTCACCGTTGTATTCAGCTTGATTCGCACCTGCGATTTTAAGTACCTGGTATTGCATTAGGTTGTGAGCAGTACTAAATACTGCTGTTACTGTGGTGCCAACCACGGTTACTGCACCCGAGCCCCTGAACGGATCTGCTTGGATCTCATCAATTCCTTTTTCGCTGTTCTGCTCATTAATGACTCGTGCATCACCGCGCACACCAGCTCCCAAACCATCTGCATCGTAAAAGAACAAATTCAGTTTTTGCTTCAGGCAGATATCGATTGCCTTTTGGGTTGTTCCAAAGATGTCATCACCGATGCCTGACCACGTATCCAAATACTGCAGAACAATGCCGTGACGTGAGGCAAAAGAGTTTTTATCCTTACCCTCATCTGCCACATCAAGTGCACCATTACGCTCACCTGATGGCTGAATTTCGAGTTTTAGGTGTAAATCTACAGCTGCTTCAACCCATGCCGATGGAATCAACACACCTTCAACTGAAGCGGCATAGTCAATATCAACTTCTTGGGCTAAGACAATGTCGTCAAGCGTCGCAATTTGCTTTTCATACCACGGATGAATCAACTTCCCATGGAGTGAGACAGTCCAGTTTTTATCTGGGTTGTCGCGCCACGCCATCGTAAACACGGCGTAACGACCGCTGAACCGATCTTGGTGAAACTTGTCACCAATACCGTTTGGCGTTGATCCCTTAATATGAACGTTTGTGTTCTGCGATATAGCTGCATCTACAGCTTCTTGACGCTCTACGAATGCCCATTCATCAAGAAAGTACATCGTGGTACGTCCACCACGGCCAATGTTGTCTCCAGCCTCACCCGTAACCGTTGCGCCATTATCAGGATTGATAATACGCATGTAGTTGTCGTGGACCTTTTCGACGAATCCTTTCGGCTTCATCCAGTATGGAAGTTTTGAGAACATATCTCGGAACTTATGAAGCAGCGTTTTGGGGTCGCCCTTCTTATCAACTAGATCCTCTTTGCGACTACCTACACCACCAGCAAAGCCCTCGACAAATAGCCATCTATGTAAGTAGAAGCCCAGCACAACATAGCTCATACCTTCATCACGACTCTTCTCAATAAGGCCATGGGTTTGAGTGCTTTCACGCTCAAGTAACCAGTCAACCAATTCAACTTGACCAGGGCGAAGTACAAACGGAATATTTGCCGGTAATCCAAAAGGCATCCCCCTTGGATCGTAGGTCCACACCCAATGATTAAACCAATGTGCTGGATCATTCTTGCACTTGTATATCTCAGCCTGAATACTGAGTTCACTTTGCTCTATTACGGCTCGGTAATAGTAACGTCTGGTCATCTCAGCAATGACTTCAGGCAAACGTGTGTTAATCGTCCACTCTTTGATGAGGGGCGCTATTTCTTCAATTGCGTAACTCATAATTTGCCATTAATTGCTAAGCGAGATAGCTCTTGTGCAGACATCCCAGCAAGCTGCTCAGGGGTATACATAGGGGGCTGAGTCTGTTCATTCTCAGTTTTTATTGGTCCACCATCAGCTCCAGTAATTTCTTTACGGTTGGTGTATAGCCCACCCACTTCTTTTGCAGCCTGCTCTAATAGATCAGGAACAATCACGGCGTTATCTTTGTAGCGATCATGGTCAATAAAGTTTTGGAGACGCCTTAAGCGATAGGCAATATTTGCAATTGGAATTGAATTAACGTTCTTATTCATATCCTCTCGGATTCGATAAAATTCCTTTTTGAATTCTTCGCTTAAATCCTGCCCAGTCTTTTTGGTTGGGTCGTATGCTTCACACTGTTGCTTCGTTACCGTAATGCCAAATTCTTCTTGGACGCCCTTAGCAGTTTCAGTAGGTGTCTCATAGGTTGCTAATGACCGAACTATATAGAGTTTCACCCGTTTATTAAGTCTTGCCATTTATCTAAATCCGTCCAAGTACGTCCAAGTAAAATGGCAAAAAAAATTAAGCCAATTTTAAAAGACAGGTACCACAAGCATGTGCAATTTTAGCTTTTCCAATTGTTGGCCCATCGTTAGCAAGGTCTACCATCTTCTGTACATCATCTGATGCACCATAGCGTTGAACCACACCATGAAACTCTTCTACATCATGTGGTCGTAAATAATATTTATATTCACCTGTTGAGGGGCTTATTAGATAATTCCCATCTTCGTCTCGCTTAGCACCCAAGTGATACAACTCATGCTCGATCAACGCGCAAAACTCTGTATCACTTGCCTGCGATGCAAACTTTGCATCGATGGTGATAATGAAATCAGGCACACAGCCAAACCAATCAATCATTTGTTTTTCTTGTCGTAACTTTCGCCAGCCACCCGCCATAGGCGAAAACTTCTCTGTTTGACCCAATACAACTCGGTCAGCTTTGATGAATGCAGAAGACGCCCATAGAACTTTAAATAATGTGCTAGACCACGGCGATATATGTTCATGATCAGGGTTGTAGAGCTTTCCATCACTGGAAATGAAAGTATCGATAATCCACTCTTCAAGCTCTTTTGCTGGCTCAAAATCAACATTATCTAAAGGGTCTATATTTAGAAGTCGTTCCGGTGGTTGTGGCCTTTTCATATATTGCGCCCATTAAAAAACCACCCGAAGGTGGTTTAGTTTAAAACAACATCGACATCTGCCCAAACTCATAAATAATTAATGTAAGGACAAGAGCCGAAACCGAGATTACAAGCACATCTTGTGAAATCATACTTATCTCCCTTTATTGTTCTTTTTTTATACTCTCACGACTAGAAATATTTTCAACACTAAAAGAATACATTTCTCACAATTTACAGTGATAGATATGTAAGAAATTATACATGAACAGTTTATTTGTTAATTAATCGTAGAGACCTAGTTTTAGATTTTTAATTCGCTTTTTGAGCTTTATCATGATGCCGTCAATCGCCAGCATCTCATCACGTGTCAAACCAGAACGGCTTAAATTTTGATACTTAGACAGCTCAGCACTGCAAAATTCTAAGTCTTTTTTCGCTTGTACTTTGTCTGTCATGATTACCTCGAATAGAAAAGAAAACCCCGCCAATAATTCATATTGAGCGGGGTTTATGTGCCGTAATCCGTTCGGCTAAAAGGAAATGTAAATTGCTCAATAAAAAACCCGCTTACCTCTCCCAAAGTAAGCGGGTTAAATTTGCGCTTTATTACTAATTCTTTAATTCATCTTTATTTTTCACAGAATATAATCCCATTGTTTCACTATGATGAATAAATCACTCAATTTCTTAAATATCACTTAATTTCTTTCAAGCAATCACGACACACCTTGATCTCATCACCATCAATCGTGTGATCAATCTCAGTTGCGCCGTGAAGGCCAAATAAACACATTAACAATCGGAGCATTACTTTTCTCCATGCAAAAAAAAAAGCCCACCTCAGCAGTAGATTGATGTGGGCTTAAACTAAGGACCTTGGAAGGCCATTCAGAAACTACAGCTGTTTCTAGCAGCAATCATGCATACTTATTCGTGAATTTTTTGTGAAAAATGAATTAAGAATAAATCAATATTTTATGAATTAACTTTAATTGAAATCTGGGTGGCGGCATTCAATACAAACCACTAGGAATAAAGAAACCGCCATACAAGCCCCGATATTGCTTACACAAAAAACATTTCTCGGAGCATTAAAAATGCTCACATTTCTGTGAGCATTTGTTGTAATTCTCGTCTTTCCGAGTGTCAATCGATTTACCTAGTTAGATGATCTATAACAACATCTAACCTAATGAAAAAATTACTCGATATTTGCTATTCAATCAATCATTTTATTTCGTATATTTTTGATAAATATCACGTTTAATTCACAAAGGATATGATGTTTGATTGAATTATTTGCGTTTACCTAAGACATAAAAAAAGCCCACATTATGAGGGTTAATATGGGCTCCCTTATCATTTGCGCTGATTTGGGTAAATGTGTCGTTATATAACAACGGAGAAAGAGTAAATTAATTTAATAAAAATGCTAATTTATTTTCATTATATGTATTTTAAATACATTTTAAGAAATTATAACGATAGGAAAGCCCTCTTCGTGGGGCCAAACGCTACTCACAATCACATCAACCTTACATGCACGGTCAACTTCACTTGCTTTCATTCTCTTTAAGGTCGGGTTGCCAAGCCCTAGCTGGAATTGCCTAAAACAACTAGGCGTTTACTCAAGGCATGTTCTGTAAGTCGGCACACTCACAGGATATGGTTGCCATATTTCAGGCAATAAAAAACCCGATCATTTGATCGAGCTTTGAAGTACGTAAATATCTGGGTGGCGGCATTAAAATTTAAACCACTACGATTAAAGTTAAGCCGCCATAAAAAAAGCCTAATCCACGGGGACTAGGCTATAAACTTTGAATCTTTTTTCGTTGGTAGCGGGAGCTGGATTTGAACCAACGACCTTCGGGTTATGAGCCCGACGAGCTACCAGACTGCTCCATCCCGCATCAACGAGTTAGCTTTATACGCCCTAAGCAACCACAAAGCAAACTTTATTTGAAATATAAACACTTATAGTATTAACGAAATTCAAAATATCTTAAGCCTACCCTAAAATTGCTTCAGTTATAAATGCTGGATGAGATGCTCGATAGAGGCTCAATCTTCTCTTTTCACCCTCTAAAAACAACTTGGGTTCTTCCGACCATATTGATTTTCTCGAATCAAGCCCGGATAGACCTAGTGCCCAATCAGAAACAGCCCCATAAACAAAAGTATTATCAGCGAAAATTAATTTGGTCTTGTTATGTGTAATATTTATAAGAACTTTATGTGTTGGTAATGAGCCGAATACACTAATCTGAGTGTAAATGTATTTATAGATTTCAGGCATATAGAGGAGCACTTAAAAGAGAGTTTCACTATACCATCTTAGTTGTTTAAAAAGCCCATCAAAGCTCCTGCAATTTGTATACAGCAATAAAAAAGCCCTACATCTCTGTAAGGCTTTTCCCCTTGGTCATGTGCGCTGATACAAGGAATCGTTGTTTTTATTTACAACAAAATAATTAAATCATTAATCGAATAAAAAATGAAGCAAAAAAAACCTGCAACTTGGGGTAGGTGCAGGTATAAACTGATATTAATTATCATGGAGAACTTAATACCAACTAATATACTTGGTTTATATTGAGATCTCATTCACATTTTATTCCAAATTATTTAGGAATAAAAAAAAGCCCACCATTTGGCGAGCTTTCCTTGATGCTTAAACCTACTCTTTTGAACACTTCACTTCAAACTGGTATTCGTCTTGGGTAACCTTAATTTTAATATTTTTATATTTTCGTTTGTTTGGATCCATTGCCGACCCTGCTACTTCCTCAAAAAAGCTACGATCATTCATTAGCTCGCCATACGCTTTATAACCCAACAAAATCTTTTCAGGTTTTTTGCCGTTAACTACTAATTCACTAAGAGTATCATCTAATTTCTTGACAGTTAGAATTGCCATTTCAGTTAAAGCTCAAAACAAAAATTCATTATTGCTTATTTTCATGAACAAACAATGTCAAAAAAAGCCCATCTATTGATGAGCTTTACCCACTAAGTATTTATTTCACTTAGGAAGTGTTACCGATTCTTCTATTTTGACTATTGGAGGAGTGTCAAGATCTGGTGGTACTGGTCTTTGTGATGGTTGGTTTGTATTGCTACTCATTTTTTTACCACCTTATCTTTATCAAGGCTTCTTTCAATTACGACAATAGGTGGTGTAGGAATATCAGGTGGTGTGGGTCTGTTACTTACTATGCTGTTCATTTTTTTCACTTTAAATTGAATCTATTATGATCAATATTACAGTCAAGATGAACAATAATCCACAAAACTTTATTTCACTAAATGCTCTTTTCAGATAATCAACTTTAACCGAACAACCAGCTTCGTATAAATCAACTACTTCAACTATACGCTTTGATAAATTGTAATATACATGTTCAATTTTATGATCAACAAATAACTTTAGAGTATCTTTACTTGTGTCGAGTTTACCAACACTTTCAACTTTAAGTACTTGGAATAGAAATCTTGCAATGCTACACAAGGAAAGAAATGTTAATATAATTAATGCTAAAATAATATAATATAAAGTATTTTTATCAACATTATCAAATAGATACTGTTTGGAAAAAATACTTATAGCAGCAATAATTAATGAAATGAAAGTTAAATACTTTGAGGCTTTGTTCTCTAATCCAGCATATCGAGCTTTAATTAAATCTAATTGTTTGGTTTGGTATTCAAATAATGCCTTATAGCTATCTTTATCTAAATCATCACTGCTAGACATAATTCATCCTATAGTGAAAAACTAAAGCTCGCAAATGCGAGCTTTTAATTCAAGGCGTTTAAATAAAAAATCGCTAGAATAACTGAAATATGACATACCCCGTATATACAGTCAACTGATTTCTAAACATTTGTCTTTTTCGTAAATTTATCAAAAGTGAAATGAGGATAACGGGATTTAATGAATGCTAAACCACACTTTATGTCTTGTTGGATCTGCGCGATATTCGTGTCATTACTTGCAGCAATATCTCGAATCGAATTACTCATAACATAGTGAGACCAAATGGCAGAAACCCAGTCCTGAACAATTTCATCCTGAATACTCTGAATATCAAGAATTAGCTTATTTACAGCACGGGCTTCATTACTGTTGAGCTCGCAGCATGTCCCACGGCGTTGAATGCAAAGACGATCCTTTAAGGTTTTATCATTCATATACATTGCTAACAGCTTTTCACGCTGCTGTTGAGTTATTCGCTTAGTCGGCATAGTCTTACCACTGCATGACGGATTTGGAATTAGCACGAAAACACCTTCGACATGCCCACAACGCTAAAGCAGACATCTATTTCACTGGTGTAATTCTAAAAACATTAGTAGAGCAGCTAGGCATTAAAGACATGAATTCACTTTTCATCATGTCAGAAAGTGCCCGTATACCAAAGTACATAACTTTTGGAAAGCATAAAGGCACAGCGATTAAAGACTTGGATTCTGGATATGTTTCTTGGCTACTCAAACAACCTGACTTAGATCCCTACCTCCGTAAAGCATTGGTGACTCTATGAAAAAAGCAACTCTTGTCCACCCACTCATGAGTGAAGCATTCCTGATTTGGCTAGCGAAGCTTGGATACAAAGGTGTGGCGCGTGCTGGTGTTATCTCTTTTTACCACGAGATCAACAATCGAAACTTTCCACGTGGCGTTATGATTTTGGAAAACGGTCGATTAAACAGACCAGCTGCCAAATTATTTGAAGAATTTAAGAAACATGATCCATTTAATGAGGTGGCGTGATGGAAAATAATAAATTGTGGTGCATAGGAATCTGTCCTGAAGATGATAGTACTCATGAGCAATCACCTGCTGCATCAAAAGAAATTGCTGAACGTGCTTTGGCTCGCTACAGAGCAATGACTAAAGCTGAAGGTAATGAGTTCATGATTGAGTCATTTGATGAGTATTTTCAGGTTCAAGAGTGGGAAGGTACAACCGAAGAACACCAGAAACAAATGTTTTATACAGAAGACTGGTTTAAAGAACCGATGTACCAGTGCAAAAACATGCAGCAGGCTGAACAAGCTTTTAAGTACGGTGAAATCGTGCACTGCTACAAAGATGGTGTTGAGTTAATTACTTCTGATTTTGATGAAGCTAAGCGCTTCTATGAGGTCGCGTGATGGATATTCGCAATACTTAAAACGCGATTAAATAAAGATTTAGAGCAATTATTTGCGCAATTTAAACCATAAATCAGGGTTTTGCGCAGATGTTTGCTCAGGAGAGTGTGATGGATATTCAAAGACAAGCTTTTCAAGAGTGGTATATCGCAAATCATCACGATGGTGATATTCACCCAAATCAACAGTTACTCGAATGGAGTGAAAAAGGCGGCTTTTACTTTGCGTCAAGCGTTGAAGATTTATGGGAAGCATGGCAAGCAGCCAAATCCCAAGCGGTTCCAGATGGCTATTGTGTTGTACCGAAAGAGCCAACACCAAAAATGTCAATTGCCTATCAGAAAAATGCAATTGCTCCAGTTTCAAGTTTAAGCATTAGTGGTTACAAAGCCATGATCGAAACACAGGAGCAAACCCATGACTAACCTCCAACTTATCGCCCAAGAAATTGCCGAAGAATTCGCACCACTTGTTATAGGTCAATCAGGCACAACCAAAACATTCACGGCCGAGCAAGCCTCTGCCCTTTATCACATCCTTGTAAATTTTGGATATAAGGATGAATGCAAGGGCTTGGATACCAAATTACCGTTTGAGTTAATTGATATTAAGAAGGAGGTATTATGAATAAGTTTGAAGGAATGACGATTAAAGAGGCGCTTTGTTCACGCCCAGTACTAAAAACCCCCGACTTAGAGGAAATTTTTGGTAGGTCGTCACGAACTCTAAATCGTTGGCAAAATGGCGAGCTTTATGAAAACCCAATGCCTAAACCGTTTTCTGAATGCAGAGGCGCAGGAAATAACTATGATTCAGGTAAATTACTAGGTTGGTATGAATCGTGGCCACTACAAAAAAAAGCGCTAGTTATCTAGCGCTTCATTCTTCCAAATTGATTCCAGTCTATCCATCCACTTCTCGTAGGCTTCTTTCTGCTCTGATAAATAATCATGCTTATCGTATGTACCCCATATCTTTGGAAGTGCATGCCCCAACATGATCTCACATACGTGAGGCTGTGCAATTGTTGACATATTGGTACGCATAGTTCTGCGAAGATCATGTACAGACCAATGCTCCAGATCAAAACCTTTATGCCTCTGAAGCCATTGGAAAATATTGTTTGGCATTGTGAGATGGGATGTCTCACCTAGCGGCCTTGTAGTCCCATCAATTGTGAACAAGTACTCAGAACCTTGGCTGAATTCCATTGCTTCAAGCAAGTAGGGTTTAATGTTTTCCGTAATTGGTCTTAAAATCGGCTTTTTACTTTTCTTCCCTGTTTTATGATTTTCAGGAGGAACAGTCCATATCATCTCTTTTAAATCAAAATGAGATTTTTTAGCAAGCTTAAGCTCACCCACGCGGCAGCCGTAGATAATCAAGAGTGTGAGAAACAGTTTATTTTTATAAGTCATCTTGGTTCGCTTTAGAGCATACCAAGTTAAATAGATTTCCTTGTCACTCAGCGCTCGTTCTTTTACGCCTTTTTCAATACGCAGGTCATGTTTGGCTGAAACATTCATTAGGTGATTGACTGAGATTAAACCGCGCTTCTGCCCCCACTTGAGGCACTGGTTTGCATTAATCAAAAGACGGGCAGAAATAGAAGGTGATTTCTTTGCTACATCCTCCAGTAATGAAAGCCACTGATATGCGCTTATATCATCACTATTCTGCTTTCCAATATTAGGAAGCACGTATATCTCAAAAGAGCGCTTTATCTCATTATGACTAGATTTATTGGGTACACAGAATTTCTCATACCATTCATAAAACAAAGTCTCTAGTGTGTATGCATCTCTAATACTCACCTTCTCTTTCAATCTTACCTGTTTTGGATCAAGCCCTTTTTCAAGTTCCGCTCTAAGACGATCTGATTCTAAACGTGCATTTTTCAATGTTAAATTTGGATATGAGCCAAGATCCAGTCGATGCTGCTTGCCGTTATACCTGTAGCGCAGCTGAAAGACGATTTTGCCTTTTGGAGTAATACGAACGCTCATAGCATCGCGATCGGCAAACTCTTCTATTTTTTCTCTGTCTTTACCAAGTTGAGCTTTTAGCCAAGCCTCTGAAATCGCCAT